TTGGTAAAATTAAATCACTAAAAAAATGAATATAGACAGAATGACTTTTCTATGAAGAAACATGAGTCGTGTCGAACAGATGAAACAAGTGCAACAAGAAGCGCTGGACTTGTTTGCCAGAAAAAACGCCGATTACGGCGACGCCTTTGCCAAATATGGTGTCATCGGTGTTCTCATGCGTATCGAAGACAAAATGCAACGTGCCATGTCCATCACCAAAAACGGTGTCAACCTCGTCCAAGACGAAGGCATTCGAGACACCCTATTGGACCTTCATAACTACGCCGCCATGGCACTCATGCTACTCGATGAAACCAAGTAAAAACCCCGTCTTGGAAAAGGCCCTACAGGGTGTTGTGTTGTTATTTTTTTTTTAAATAATTACATTTTCCCCTGTTGGGTTTTCAAACTGTTTTGGAAAAGACCTTACAGGGTGTTGTGTTATTGTTTTTTTCAAAAATACGTTTCAATTGAAAAATAACGTATTTTTGCATATTCGTGTGTTAGGATTGCATGGTGGGGTCCATGCCTGTAAGTAGGTCCCATTTCCGCAGCGAGTCTTGTATATTTTCGCGCCGCTCGATTTTTCGCATGGACATTGGTTTTGCCATTTCTTCGTTTGTCACTGCATTTTCCTGTAGGGCCTGGTAAATCCGGTGTACATTGTCGGTGGTGACTTGGCATATTTGTTTGCCTTGGGGCGTGAGTAGTTCATGTTTCCAGCATACGTTGTTGTCTGTCAGCAACAAGACGGCATAATAAAGTAGTGATTTGCGCTTTTTACAGGTGGGCATGCCATGGTATCGTGTACGAAAGAGGATAAAGAGTGAGTCCATGATGCGAGAGGCTGCGATGCCATCATCGACCCGTTTGGCCACTACCTGTAGGGTTTCCCAGATGAGCCATACGGGGTCTTTGTGCCATTTTTTGTCGATGTCGTCATATTCGATACGCGGCATACAAAAAAGCGGTTCGCCTCGTTTTTTGCATTGGTCCATGTATCCCATCATCCACTCGACCCAATAACAGGCCGACACCGCATTTCTTGTCCGTGTCAAATGAAACATCATTTCATTGAGTGCAATGACCAACTCTTTGGGGTCATCTGGACGCATGATATTCACCGCATAATCTGGCCGGTCGGCTTTCAATTTATTCGTGACATCGAGTAATCCGTCGACATCGAGTTTCCATTCTTCGGTACCGGACCGTTTTTCTGCGAGGGCGATGACGCACACCATTTCAGCAAACAGTTTGCGTACAGTGATACAATTGCGGAGTTCCAACAGGGATTCATGCAGGGCGGGGGAGCCTTGTACAATGGTGCGAAAGAGGACGAGTCGGCGTTCCATATAGACAACGACAAGGGGTTGTCGCACGGACAAATACTTGCCGACAAACCAAAACAAAAGGTCCCACATGTCGACAAACTGTCCAGCACATACCATTTCGGCACACCAATGACAGGCATTCTCGACCTTGCCTTGCATCATCGCGTCAGTCCATTCGGCGCGGACGTCTGTCTTTTTGTAACCGGAAAAGGTAGCCGAACGGAAACTGTCCAATGAGCGAATATCATTCATCGGATGCTGCGACAAAGCAAACAAATCCGCCATATACTTTGGGTTAGAATTAGACTTTGTTTTCTCTCACATAAACAATCGCCGCCGTGGACGTGGGGCCACAATCACAGAAGGTTTACGCTTCTCCAATACATACGTACCATCCTCCCTTGTAATCAACGTAAACCCACCGCGCCTCACAAACGTATCTTGCACCTCTTCGTCCGGCTTATCGCGGAAACATATCATATCCGGTAATTGTGACGGTGGAGATGCCTTCCATAACCCTGCCAATACCTTGGTATCCATACCCCCTGTAAGGATATCTACACAGGGAGTCGGAACCGTATGACCTTGGTTCCAATCCCTCTCATACACTACATACTCTGAAATTACCTGAAATTCCTCTGTGGTTGCATTGTAGCGAATATCAGTCGTCATTTCATTCTTTTATCGAGGTATTTTTATCCTTTTGTGTTTCTAAAATTGATTTCTTGTGTTTCTAAAACCATTGTTTCAACTCAATAATGAAAACCCGTATGCAAACGTCTTTGGAAACCCTACAGAAGGATATTGTTATTTGTCCAAAGGATATTGTTATTTGTCCAAAGGATATTGTTATTTATCCAAAGGATATTGTTATTTATCCAGAAGACAAATTGCCGAGTGAAAAGAAGCAATGGAAGGAGCGTGTGAATTATGCGAGAAAGATGTTGGCGATGTCTCATTCTCCTTCTTTGCGTAGTTGGACGGGTCTGCAGAAGCAGTTTGAAGAGGCCTTACAGGAGGAATGGTTGGTACGATGTCGGTACAGAGAATGCCAGCGTACTGGTATGAGAAACGGTGAGTTGACCAGGGTGGGCAACCAATGGCGACAAGCCTGTATCAAGACCAACCAGGTGATTGAAACAGACCAAGAACGACGCGACCGGCTTCTTTATGAAGCCAAGCGAAAAACGTTTTGGGAAGAGGCAATAATTTGCAACGATTCTTTGTAACGAAGACGTTGAATAAACAAGAAAAAGAAAATGCGTTCAATGTGGTAAATCGTCCTGTAATTGTTGTTGTACCATTTGAGAAACACGACTATTTCCGCCAATATGGGGCCCAAGGAATCGTCAGGCAACCATTTTTTTCGCACCGCATTCACCAACACATAAGTCAAACTTTCTAAAATGTCCAAATGATAAATCGTCATGTTGTACAACAAATCGCGGAAATGCAGGAATTGAAACCGTTCCGGCGACACATGCTCCAACTCGTCCAACAAGGCATTGCAAATCTTATTAAAGACATCCGACGGCAATTCTTCTTTGACTGGGTCGACATGGTCCAACACACGCAATTCTTTCAAATTCATAATGCCTTCCGGCTCAATTTCGCGCAACCACGCTCGTGCATTTATTGACCTACCGATTCGTAACCGTTCCGGGGAGGGTCGACCCATGTTGCATACATGGCATTCGCGTAAAATGTCGGCCGGTATAAAACTGAGATGTTCCGTTACCAACACATAACGAATACAAAGCGACCCTTTGTTGAACAAATTCGCACGAAATTTAAATTGACGCATATACGAATAAAAAATATCCAACAACTCATTTTGTATCGCATGGAAATTCTTGCACAAAATAATGGCCGTCTTGTCCGCACGCACCGACACAATGTCCACAATCTGATTAAACACCGTCTCCCACAACGTTTTCGAATTGCATCCCATCATCGCCATATCCACCTCGTAATGAATGTCACTAATTCGATATGTATACGACGCCTTGTCCGTTGTGGCCGTCATCTTGCGGTCATATTTTAGTTTTGACGGACTAAATGGACGAATCCAACAGAGCGCCTGACTATACTTGCCACACCCTGTAGGGCCATAAAAAATCTGATTCGTCATATCCACTACTTGGTTCGTCATTGGGACAGGCAAGTCGGGGTGATAATTGTTTTGGTCCACCGCTTTGCAATACTCTTCGAAATGCGTTTCATAATACTTCATTCGTCGTTGCATTCTTGATGACTTTTTGTTTATTTCCCTTTGGACGCACGTCTACGATTCGATGGCCTAATGAACGCATATATAAAAATTAAATCACTTCGCCAGTGGGTGTTGGAAATTGTGGAATTTCTTGTGCCCGTCTCTTTTCATGTTCTGCCAACAATTCTTCCATATTTTTAATTGGCTCGTCCTTGGTTGTATCTGTCTTTAATTCTGTATCCTTGTCGACACGCTCACGCATTTCTTGTTGCTTCCTTTGTTGCTTCCCTTTCTCCTCCTCTTGCTCCTTGTGAAAGGCCTTGGCCGCACGCAAATCCTTCATCATGTTACGCACTACCTTTTCATTCCATTCCATCAATCCAATGAGTCCTTCTTGTTTTTCGTAGCTTTGTTGCATATGCGATTGGAACCATTCTTCTTTATAATCTATGTATGCCAAATAAGGACAGGTCTGAATCACTTCCCACAGGAGGGTTTGGTTGTCGGGATGAAGAAACGAAGACTGCATCTGTTACTTTGGTGCACGGAATTGTATACCTCGGTTATAACGAGTCTTTGAAAACGCCTTACAGGGAGAATGTGTAAGGTGTTTTATAAAAATTGTATTGATAGAAAACAACATGACAAGAATTCCTTACAGGGTGGTTATGGGTTTTCTTGTATTTTCTTTTTCTCTCCAACGCTCAATTCATCGTAAAAAGCCCAACGAATATACGTTTGCATGATTTTCTTGGCGAACCACAGAAACCACTCGGCCCAGTAATTTTCATTGGGATTGTCTTGAAACAAATTGTACAATGCATCCCAGACCGTTCCTGGACCTTCTGTTGTACCATTTTTACTAGAATTCATCAAATAAACCGCACCCTCCTTTTTTAACTTTTCCACATTTTCTCGAATCGTACTCAAATACTCTTGGTAGAAATTGTCAACAGGAGGCTGTTGTACTTGACCTTGCTCTTGCTCTTGCTGTTGTTGTTGACCTTGCTCTTGCTGTTTACCTTGTTGTTGTTGCTCTTTACCTTGTTGTTGTTGTACTTGACCTTCCTGTTGTTCTTCCTGTTGTTGTACTTGACCTTGTTGCTGTTTACCTTGTTGTTGTTGTATAGAACCTCCTAACATGATACCATTTGCAAGTGAGAGGGCAATTGCAATATGCTCTTGCTCTTGCTCTTGCTCTTGCTCTTGCTCTTGCTCTTGCTCTTGCTTTTGCTCTTGCTCTTGCTCTTGTTTTTGCTGTTGCTGTTTTTGTACCACGGACTGTTTTGGTTCTTCCGCAGACTGATTTGATTGTGCCGCAGAGGAATTATCTGTTGGAAGCTGATTTGATTGTTTTGCAGACGAATTATCTGTTGGAAGCTGATTTGCAGACGAATTTGTTTGAGACTGATTTGATTGTACCGCAGAGGAATTATCTGTTGGAGATTGTTTTGGTTCTTCTGCAGAGGTATTATCTGTCGGGGGTGTCACTTTTTGTTTATTTGTAGGTTTTTTTGAAGGCATAAATCTTTGATTGTTGAATTTATCGAGAATGGCGATGGTTTCTTTCAAGAGTGCTTCGACGTCTGTAATTGGCGACAAAGGTTTTCGAATGGATACATGAGGAAGTGCTATTTGTTGTGTCTCTAAGAATTCGTCGACACGAAGTGGGTACAACATGGATTCAATACGCATATCGATATCGTCTTTGTTTTTGATTTCCAAAGTTTCAGTCGTCATGGGCATGGGGACTACATAATGAGGCATACCGCTGAAACTTGTGCCATCGACTACTTTGAAATGGTCAAAAAAGCTTTCTACATTTTGAACGACCGATTCGTCCAGGTTGATTTCCAAGGTTTCGCGGAGGCGTTTTTTGGTTTTCTCAATGTCATCTTCCAAATCATTCAGAGGGGAAATGGTAGGAAGGGTTTGTACGAGGACGGCCATGTTTTGATAAAAGTGGCGTTTGAGTCGGACATCTTGACGATAACGTTTGTCGCGGAGGGCTTCGGCCCCTACTAAAAGCATAGAGAGTAGTCCGAGGGTGATTTCGATAGATGCGACGACAGGGGTGGCGAGCTTGGTGCCGGCGCGTCGTAATTGGTAGAGGTACGGTGCGTATTGCAAGAGTGTTTTTAGAGAAAATTCGTACCATTGTCTAACAAGGGGGTTTTTTTCGTTTTGAATGGAACGTTGCCATGATTCGCGCATTTTTTGCAAGGACCTTGTTTCGTCTTCGTTGAGCGATTTCCAACTTTGTTCGATTTGTTTGGAATCCTTGTCGCCAAACAATCGTTTCATAAGAACATCTTGTTCTTCCACACTTTTCAGCTTGTATTTTTCTTTGTCTTTTTCCGACATTTCATCGATGGATTGAACATTTAATTTCTTGTCCAACTGTTCGGTACTGATTTCTTTGTCTGAAAGAGGTTGCATTTCTTTTGCCTGGATAGAAGGCACCAATGTGATTTCTTGTAGCAATCGTTGAAATGTCTCTGTATTCTTGGTAAATTGGAGAAATTTGTCCATATCTTGGGGAGCCAATTGTGTGGCTACAAAAAAAGGAGAAACTTTCCCCATCGACGCTTGCAAATATTCATCAAAATCCCGCGTTTGCAACAATGAAACGAAATGGAGGGGGATAGGCAAATTTTTTGTATCCATCAATTGTTTTGTTTACTTATGGCAGACAAAACAATGTACCAGCCTATGCCGAACACATCAAACATTCGTAATCGTTTTCTTCCTTGGTCGCCTTGTTTCCTTGTTCGGGTTCAATCGTGAATTTCTGCGCCTGATGTCTAGCACGTCGACGCAAATAGTAAATCCCTGTCTTCAATCCCTGCTTCCACGAATAATAATGCATCGACGTCAACATCTTGTAATTCGGGTCCTCCAACCACAAATTCAAACTTTGGCTCTGACAAATATATGCACCCCTGTCCACCGCCATATCAATCAACGTCTTTTGCGGAATTTCCCACACCGTTTTGTATCTTTCACGCACCTCTTCCGGAATCTCCAACAGGGACTGGACCGAACCATTGTTGGCCACTATCTTGTTCTTCATCGCATCATTCCATAACCCCAACTCCAACAACTCCCGCTGCAAATACTTGTTCGCTAACAAGAATTGACCCGCATTCGTCCCCCTCGAATACAAATTGCTCGTAATCGGCTCGAAACATTCGTTGTTGCCCAGAATCTGACTCGTCGACGCCGTCGGCATTGGTGCCACCAACAACGAATTCCGCAACCCATACTCCTTGATGTCCTCCTTCAACGACACCCAATCATACCGACCCTCTGCCGGAACTATCGACCAGAGGTCGAACTGCAACTGTCCCTTGCTCGCAGGACTTCCTACAAACGTCTCATATGCACCATGCCTCTTGGCCATCTCACACGACTGCTCCAACGCACCATGATAAATCGTCTCGAAAATACGACGGTTCAACTCCTTGGCCTCCACACTGTCAAACGGCATACGTAACTGCATAAACACATCCGCCAAACCCTGTACCCCCATCCCTACAGGGCGGTGTCGGAAATTGCTTCGCTCCGTTTTCGGCGTTGGATAAAAGGACACGTCAATCACCACATTCAAATTGTAGGCGACCACCTTGGCCACCCGATGCAACGCCTCAAAATCATATACCACCCCCCCTGTAGGGCTTTCCACATCCGGTTTCAAAAACGCGGGCAACGAAATACTGGCCAAATTGCACACCGCCGACTCATTCGCATCCGAATATTCAATGATTTCCGTACACAAATTGCTCGAACGAATCGTACCCACATTCTGCTGGTTCGACTTCCGATTGCACGCATCCTTGTACAACAAATACGGCGTACCTGTCTCCATCTGCGCATCCATTATCTGTATCCACAAATCACGCGCCCCTATCGTTTCCCTCCCCTTGCCCTCCCTCTCGTACTTTTCATACAACTCTACAAATTCTTGACCCCAAACATCCGCCAATCCTGGACACTCGTCTGGACACATCAATGTCCATGACTGATTGTTGTGCATCCGCTCCATAAACAAATCGGGAATCCACAAGGCATAAAACAAATCACGCCCCTTTTGCTCCTCGTCACCATGATTCTTTTTCATCTGCAAAAACGCCTGCACATCCGCATGCCATGGCTCCAAATAAATCGCAAAGGACCCATTTCTCTTGCCACCCCCATTGTGTGCAACGCCCAGATGTGCCACTGTATAGTCGTGCGGACCATCTATTTCGAAATCATGCACAATCCCCCTGTAGGTGGTTACTTGCATGTTGTCGATGCGTGAATACAGGTAGTTGCCATGTTGAAAACAACACGATTGGGTGGAACCTATACGTCGTTTCATATAGTCAAGACTCTCTTGTATAGACGAACTTGTAACCATGTTGGATTCTACAATACCTCGCACTACCTCTTTCACCTTGTCCACAGGTAAATGGAGAAACGTAGGGTCGATACGTTTTTCCTTTGCCGAGTCATACAAATTCGATTTTGTAAATTTGAAGTCAGAGTTGGCGACAGACCAACTGATTCCTTGTTCCTGTTCCGAAAAAGGAATTCCACGTTTCGAACAATACTTGCGTACAAATTCTTCTGTATCTTCGTTCATAAACGTCATAACAACAAAATGACCAATGATTTCTCCCGTTGCTACAAGAATCCCATACAAGCGACAGTCTTCCAAAGACAAATGTTTCACGTCCTTTTCTCCTTGTGGAATAGGAAACACAGTAAAATCACCGACCATCAAATCCTCGGCGTCGCAGAACACTGGACGGATACGACCCTTGTCCAAATTGTGACGGATATCATCGACCTCAGCACCAGCACCCTGTAATGCCATGATTTGGTGTTCCGGTGTGACACGCACAGAAGAAAACGCATTTTTCACCGAAATCTCCAACATCGGTCCATCGTACTCGTGACGCACCGGCGACTTCACAGTATGGTACTCCCCCGTACTGGTCAGAACCCTGTCCGTTGTACCCACGTCCTCAATCGCCTTCGGACCAGCCTCGGTAAACACGACCGTATCTGGCGTAAAACACTGGTCAACGTACTTGGCCGTATTGTTAAACACCCGCAACATCGGCACCAACCCATTCGACTGCCCATTTGTACCCCGGATATGACTCCCCTTGGCCCTCACATTGTGCGCATGCAAGCCAATGCCACCCCCCCATTTCGAAATAAAAGCACAATCCCGCAACGTACTAAAGATACCATCAATGGAATCGTCCTCCATCGACAACAAAAAACAAGAGGACAGTTGAGGTCGCGGCGTACCCGCATTGAACAATGTCGGCGTCGCATGAATGAACCATTTTTGTGACATACCATCGTACGTCTCTTTGACCCGTTCCAAATTGTCTCCATGAATACCTACCGCCACGCGTAACCACATGTGCTGAATACGTTCCACCACTTTTTTGTTGACCCGCATTAAATAGGCTCGTTCCAGGGTCTTGAACCCGAAATAATCAATCAAGTAATCCCGTTCTTGAACAATCATGGCCTCCAGTTCTTTGCGGTATTTACGAATGGTACCATACATTTTGTCAGACAACATGGGAGCCGGTTTGCCCTGTTTGTCGACATATTTGTACAATTGCGTCATGACCTGGTGAAACGATTCCGAGGTACTGCGTTGGTGGTTCGAATGAATGATATAGGCGGCCAGGACAGCGTAATCAGGGTGGGTTGACGAAAGGGAGTAGCATTGTTGGGCAGACAGTTCGTCGATTTGGGTGGTGGGTATTTTGTCGTAGAGTTGGTCGATGATTTTGATGGTGAGGGCGGTATAATTCAACTTGGAAAGACCGGCTTCTTCCCCTGATTTCTTGATACGGTTCAGAATCTTGTCGAATTTCATTGTCTCCAATTTGCCTGTGCGTTTCAAGACAAACATTTCAGAAGCAGAAACAGTTTGTGAAGACATGACCGGTTATGATAATATATATCCTTGGATTTAACCTTTGTTCCCAACTTACTTTTACCCCCCCCTGTAGGGCTTTTAATCCATCATGGGATATGGTAGTGTCTCTATTGTTTTCTGCAAGAAATATAGTGTAAGATGTCATCATCCGATTCAGATTTGTTGATTGTGTCGTGCCTCTTTGGCACATCTGTTTCTGATATTTTCCATGCACCCAACAGGAGTGGTGTGTGTGTTTTCATGACCAATCAGCCTCTGATGCAACCTACTATTGAAAAAGCGGGCTGGACCTACCAATATATCAATTTCCCTCTGTCGGAGGATGCCATCGAATCGTCTTTGCAGGCCAAATACACCAAATTCATGGCTTTTCGAAATGATTTTCCGGAATACGCAGCCTACAAACGGATTCTCTATTTTGACAACAAAATAAATTATCAAGACAAAGAAGTCAAACAAATTGTCCAACAGGCTGACCCATCAAAATCCATTCTCATAAATAAGCATATAAATTCTAATAAAAAAACGATTTGGGACGAAATCGATGACGCCATCAAACAACCTCGATACAAAAAACATATGGAAGAAACAATACAACTGATTCGACAACGTATCGATAACGGTTTGATGAGCCCTACAGGAGGTGAATTGTGCCAGACAGGAGTGTTGTACGTCCACGACAATATGGATGCTGTGATGCCCTTGTTGAACAAAGTCTATTCCACGTGTAAAGAGTTGCAACAACCCGAGTGCCAAGTGGTGTGGCAGATGTTTATGGAAGAATATGCTGACGAGGTGCAAATTGTGCCGTTTTTATATGTAAAGGAAGAAGCAAATGGGAGGGAGGGGTTTGGATTGATGGTGGAAGAATATTCGACGTATTTTGTCATGGGTCTGATGGCTTTCGTTTTCATCCTTGTATTCTTCTTTTTAAAACGTCGTCGTAATCGAATCCGTTTTTCATGGCAGGGTAAAAAACGTTTTTCCAAATAATAATTTATTCTATTTTTCTTCTTTGAATAGAATAAATGAAACACATTACGATTGTCCATTTGTTGCACATCGTCCTCATCGGCGGATTCCTTCTCTACGTCGGCATCCAAGAAACCAAGACACCCGTTTGGGCCTTTTATACTCTCCTCGCTACCGGTATCGTCATCGCTTTGTACCATTCCTACCTATACTTCAAACAAAGAGAGGAGCTGGCAACAAGGCTGTTTCACATTTTGTTAATGGCACCTCTCTTGGTTTGGGTGGGATTCAAACAAAAAGAAGCGACTCATGAAGCTTTTCGGTTCCTCGTCATGTCGGCGTTTGCTGCCATCGGTTACCATACCTATGCTATCTTCCGATACCCATAACACAACCCCCTCTAAGGAATATTTGGACCATGTCTGGAAAAAGCCTTACAGGGGTGATATGGTTACGTCAATAAAATACAAACCCCACCTGTAAGGAATGTTTGGAACCCGTTTTGAGAAAAGCCTTACAGGGGCAATAGATTACATACAATCCTTCTGTAAGGAATGTTTGGAACCCATTTTGAGAAAAGCCTTACAGGGGTTAGGTCAATGAAAATTGAAATAGAAAAAGAACAAAGGTTTCAAGATATATCAACATAATGGCATCTATCGACTTGTCTCTTGTCTATCAATCCAAGACGGACCGTGAGCATATTTTGCATGCGCCGGACACCTACATTGGCAGTATTGACAAATCCTTACAGGAGATGGATGTATATGATGGTGGCAAAGTGTTGCGTAAATTGGTCGAATTTATTCCAGGATTGTATAAATTGTTTGATGAAGGCATCGTGAATGCGCGTGACCATGTCATTCGTATGAAGTCCAAACCCGACCAAAAACAAGTTTCATACATTCGTGTATCCGTTTCCGACGATGGTTTCATCACCATTGAAAACGATGGAAACGGCATTGATGTTGCGAAGCATCCGGTCACAGGGTTATGGATTCCGGAAATGATTTTTGGTCATTTACGAACCTCGACCAATTACAACACCGAAGAAAAGAAAATCGTCGGCGGCAAAAACGGCTTTGGATTCAAAGTGGTGTTAATATGGTCCACTTTTGGTGAAATTGAGACGGTGGACCATACGCGTCAGTTGAAGTATGTGCAGCGTTTTTCGAACAATTTGGAGTCATTGGGTGTACCAGAGGTGACCAAAGTGGCGAAAACGGTCAAGCCTTATACTCGTGTCTCTTTTCGACCCGATTACGCCCGGTTCGGCTTCGGTCCTTCCTCTGATTTGAAGACAGGTTCAGAAGCAGCCTTGTGGCGCAACTTTGTCGAATTGTTGCACAAACGCACGGTTGACATTGCGGCTTGTACGGACGCCAAAGTCAAGGTCTATTTCAATGACCAGATGGTGCCCATCAAGTCGTTCCACGAATACTGGACATTGTATACACCATTGGAAGAGGGCGAAACGGCAGGCCAAAAGAGGGTATATGAGTCCGTGGGGGAGAGGTGGGAGTATGCGGTGTGTCTCTCACAGGCGAATGAGTTCAAGCAGGTCTCGTTTGTGAATGGGATAGCGACCTTCAAGGGGGGTCGGCATGTGGACTACATTGTGAACCAAATTGTCAAAGGCATTACAGAGGCGATTGAGAAAAAGCGGAAAATAAAGGTGTCAACGCAGTCCATCAAGGAGCAGTTGATGTTGTTTCTGCGATGCGACATTGATAATCCGGCGTTTGATTCGCAGACCAAAGAGTGCATGACCACCCCTGTAGGGAAGTTTGGCTCGGTGTGCGAGGTGTCGCCGGCCTTTGTGAAAAAGGTGATGGATTTGGGGGTGGCGGACACGGCATGTGAGGTATCGGAATTGCGGGAGAACAAGGCGGCGGCGAGGAAGGCGAATGGGTCGAAAGTGCGTACGATTCGAGGGATTGCGAATTTCAGTGATGCGAACATGGCGGGTGGGCCCAAATCGTCGGATTGTACGTTGATTTTGTGTGAGGGATTGTCGGCGATGGCGGGGATTGTGTCGGGATTGACGAAGGAGGACCGGATGTGGATGGGTATTTATCCATTGAAGGGCAAGTTATTGAATGTGCGAGATATGCCGACGAAACGTATCACAGAAAACAAGGAAATCGGCGACATTATCAAGATTCTCGGATTGGAATTAGGCAAGGAATACTCGGAACAAGAAGCCAACAAACAATTGCGTTATGGTCGTATTATGATAATGTGCGACCAGGACGTGGATGGTTCGCATATCAAAGGCCTTTGTATCAATTTGTTTCAGAGTCATTGGCGCACTTTGTTTTCGAAACCGGGGTTTCTTTCGTTTATGAATACGCCGATTCTACGGGCTACTCGACGCAACGAAGTCAAAATCTTTTACAACCAAGCTGAATACGAATTGTGGAAAGAATCATTCGGCACAAAAGGAACACAAGGTTGGACCATCAAATATTTCAAAGGATTGGGAACCTCCACGGCCAAGGAATTCAAAGAATATTTCGCCAACCGTCGCATCATTTCCTACTCATACTTGGGACCCTCATCCGACGAATCCATCGACCGCATGTTTAACAAGAAACGACCCGACGAACGCAAACAATTACTGGAAAACTACGACAAAACCCTGTACCTCGACGGTAAAAACATGGTGGTGCCCTACGAAGACTTTGTTCAAAAGGAATTGCTGCATTTCTCCAGTTATGATTGTGAGAGGTCCATACCCAATCTCTTGGATGGATTGAAGACGTCCAACAGGAAAGTATTGTATGCGTGTTTCAAGCGTGGACTCACTACACATGAAATCAAGGTGGCGCAGTTGTCAGGTTATGTGTCGGAGCATACGTTGTATCATCATGGCGAGGCGTCGTTGAATGGAGCGATTGTGGCGATGGCGCAGAATTTCGTGGGGTCGAACAATATTCATTTGTTGCAGCCGAATGGACAGTTTGGAACGCGTTTGTCGGGGGGTGAGGATTCAGCTTCGGAGAGATATATCTTCACTCTGTTGCATCCTTTGACGAGGTTGTTGTATCCAGTGGCCGACGACACAATTTTGCAGTACATGGACGAAGATGGTGTGTTGGTGGAGCCCGAATATTATGTGCCGATTCTGCCCATGATTTTGGTGAATGGTTCGACAGGAATTGGTACAGGGTTCTCGACACATGTTCCTCCCTTTTCCCCTACCCAGCTGGTGCAATGGTTGCAAAATACCTTACAGGGTGGTTTGGGTGAGATAGGTAGACCATGGTTGCCTTATTACCAAGGGTTCCGTGGAAAAGTGATGGAGGTGGAAGAGACGCCGGGAAAGTACATGGTCAAGGGTTGTTATGAAAAGACGGGGAAGCCAGACCAGATACGTATTACCGAACTTCCTGTTGGGACTTGGACTTTGCCTTACAAGGGATGGTTGGAGGGGTTATGTGATGGTACGCAGGTAGACAAGGATGGCAAGAAGGTGGCGGCGGTGTTGAAGGACGTGGTGTCACATTCGACGGACACGGTGGTGGATGTGGTGGTAGATTTGTTGCCTGGTAAATTGGCAGAGTGGGAGTCTACGATGGTATCGACGTCGCCGCCGGTGAATTTGTTGGAAAAGACGTTGAAACTGACGACGACGGTATCGACACACAATATGCATTTGTTTGATGAAAAGCGTAGACTGCGCAAGTATGCCAAGGTGGACGACATTTTGGAGGCGTATATGCCGGTTCGTTTAGAGTTGTATGAGACAAGGAGACAGGCGTTGTTGAATCAGGGGGAGCAAAAGTTGATTATGTTGCGAAACAAGAGCAAGTACATACAGGCGTTGTTGGACGATGTCTTGGATTTGCGGCGCAAGACGAATGAACAGGTGATGAGTATGTTGCGACAACATGGGTTGGTGGAAGTGGCAGGTGGGTTTGATTATTTGACCAAGTTGCCGATGGATGCGGTGTCGGAAGAAAACCGAGCGCATTTGTTGACCGAGTTGGACAAATGCGAAAAGGAGATGGAGGCGTTACGTTTAACGACGGCACAACAGATGTGGTTGCGGGAGTTGGACGTCTTCGACAAAGCATATTCCAAACATTTCTCTACGTAATAAGTAGTAGAGAATGGAACAAATTGTCATTATTATTTCAAATCTTCTTACACGAAAAATGAATATGGATTGGGAAAAACAGAAATTGATTGATTTATTTTTCGAATTGGTAATCATTGTACATAATTTGTTACTTGATGATGATGAAAATGATAATAATAATAATAATCAAGAGAATTTACAGAAAGGTGGTGGTGGTGGTGTATTTCTGTTGTACTTTTCCATTTTTTTGTCTGCGATGATAATGGTGGGTAGTATTTCCATACCCTTTCCTCTTACCTATTATCAAAGTAAGTCATTGTCTTTATTGGACAAACCATTGTCATTGTTGGAAACGGTGGTCCAACCTTTGTTGGAAATACGTAAGAGGAACAGTGATGTCATTACTTTGCCGCACGAAATAGTAGAACTAAAAGAAGCTTACGAAACCATGGTAAAGGCAATGATGAATCCTTCTTCGGTAAGTCCATTGTTGGATTCGATGCGAACTTTCGTAAAAAAGCTACGTGAACTTGCAAAAAATAGCGTAATTACCGATAAGAACGACATGTATGGTTTTGTAAAACAATTCATGAAAGATAAAAGAATGTCTTGTCTTTTTTTGGACAATGCGATGAAAACAATGACAAAAGCTGTAAAAATCAATCAACTTTTTTGCGTATGTGGAAAAATAAAAAATAGAATGGTGATAATAAATAACCGCGAAGCAAATAGAGAAACGTATATACAACTTTGTAAAAATATTTGCACCGTTGGTTTGCTTACCATTTACTTTTTCCCATCGCTTTCCAATGAAAGAAGAATAACACAAGAAACCTTGCTTGGATTGGTTGACGCCATCGAAGAGAATGAGATGTGGACAAACTATCAAAGAATAAGCAAAATTGTTACTACTACCTTGTTGAATGAATTAAAATGCCCTGAATTTTTACAAAGCTACGATTTTGTAGGGGGCAAAAAAACAAAATTGAAACGTCTTACAGGAAAAAAGAGAACCAAAAAGATACAATGCAAAAAGAAACGACGCCAAACGATACGACACCAAAAGATACGACACCAAACGATACGATGCAAAACGATACGATGCCAAACAATGCAAAAAAGGAAACATTGTCGCACTTGTGGGAAAAAGACTATATTGATTTGACGCCGGAAACCTCGATGCCTATATGGACATGCCGTCGATGCCAAGAAACAAGGACTGAATTACCCAAAGAATTAGAATTAAAAACTGTGTTTTCCGCCAAGGAAAAGACCGTTTCTTGATAAAAGCCCCCCTTTTTTAGAAGCAGCCAGGAATTTCGCAATCATACGTATGATTCTCTGTAATGTTTCCACTCAAATCGGATTCCCAATGAGGCAATTCAGACTTGGAATCAGGAATGCAAATATCACTTAAATTCACATCAAACACATCCAAAGAACAATTCGACAATTGCCAACAGAAAAAATATTTATAATTCGGCGTGGTAAAACATTTGCAGGTGACGTCTTGGTTGAATTTCGTCAAATAAAACATACCATTGGTGAAATCCACTTCGTCCACAAATTGCAACAAATTGTATCCCAAATCCAAAATAAAAGACATTTGTAGAGCATCCAATGGTAATTTAATCAACCAATACAACAAAAAAGCAGCTACATAGAGTACCCAATAAAACAAACAGGGGGTGGTAAAGGAATACACAAACCAACTACACAATTCCGGCTGCAGGAAATTATTCAAAAAATTCATAAACGACACCTCAAAAATTTGTTGGAAAATACAACCAAGAAACAAACCAATCCCTTTGATAATATTCCAAATGGCCATCAAAGGACCCTGTATTTTTGACCACAATTCGTCAATCACTTTTCTACCCATGTCCTCAATCGTCGTTGTGAAAAAAGTTTTTAATTTTTCCAACCAACCTTCCAAAGAGGGGTCAACTATTTTTTCTTTTATCCAATCTCTTATAAAACCTTCTGGGTCGTCTAATAATTCTTGTGGTATTGGTATATCTGGTATATTTGGTAATGCCATGGTATTGCATTAAAAATAGATTTTCTCTATTCATTTCACAACCCATTTTTATATTTATCTTGTCTCTTTTCATTTATCTTGTCTCTTTTCATTTATCTTGTCTCTTTTCATTTATCTTGTCTCTTTTCATTTATCTTCACTCTTTTTTGACAACAAGATTTCATAAATGATTTTGGCAATGTCGTTTTTCTTTTTGTCCTTGTCAGTCATATCCTTTCCTGTAGTACTTTCTTTGTCAGTTTTGTTCTTACCAGTTTCTTTGTCTTTTTCTCCCAAAACGTCTTTTTCTCCCGAAACATTTTTGTCTCCCGAAACATTTTTGTCTCCCGAAACATTTTTGTCTCCCAATAAATCTTTTCCTGTCAAAATATCACTTCCTTCTACTTTCTGTGATTCCATGTCTAGAATGACAATGTCTTGTTCTTGTTCCTCGGCTTCTTCGGTATCTGAGGACCCATCAAACCCCTCTAAACGATGGAGGCCTGGATGAAATCCGGCAACGACTCCAGTAAGACAGAGGGACAACAACAAAATGACAATCATATTTTTGCTGAAAAACGATGTCAAAAACCCTACCAAACAGAAAAACACAATGGCAAATACGTTGTGTGTCATGGCAAAAAAGATGATTAACGCCACACTCATGGCGAATACAAACAATAAAATCCATTTGCTTGTCAAAAAGAAATCCTGTCGTTTTTTTCCCATCGTTATACAATCACTATACATTTTCATATCCTTATGCATACAGTTTCAAAATGTCTTTGACTACCGTTTCTCTCTGTACATCCTCTCGGTCAAAAGAAAATGTTTGTATCGTCGGAGGACACCCTTGTGCCTGAATCCGGTCCAACAAATCCGCCAATCCATTCTGTATATTGCCAAAATAACCCGGGTGACGCGTCTTGTCAATATCACATTGCTCCAAATCCCCTGTAATAACCATACGTGAACCGGTGCCAATACGTGTCGTCAACATTTTCATTTGATTCACCGTCGCATTTTGCATTTCATCGGCAATGACCCATGTATTGATAAAGGTGCGTCCTCGCATGAAACCCAATGGCACAATTTCAATGAATTTTTCATCCATCAATGCCTGAATTTCACGCTGACTCAAAGCCAAGGAGAGAACGTCCCACATAGGACGCACCCAAGGCGCCATCTTTTCTTCCAATGTTCCCGGCAAAAACCCCATCTCTTCATCCACCGCAATCATAGGACGGGTAAATACCAACTTGTTGAAAGTACCCGCTGTCAGGAATTGATAGAGGGCGTAGGAGCAGGCGAGCATGGTTTTACCAGTACCAGCAGGGCCAGTGGCAAACACGATTTTTCGTTCCGGGTTCCTCAATGCCGCTACATATTCCTCTTGATTTCGACCCTTTGGTTTGGGCAGGGCATCTTTGATGGATTGTGCCGATGATTCCTGTAACAAATTCTCTACTTGGGAAGAGGCCAAGTGAACTGTATTGGCACGACTTTTGATAAGTCCTTTCGTCAATTCTTGTGCATATTCCTTTAAAAGTTCTTTTTCATTTATCTTACGTCCTTTTCGCCCAGAACGTTTGTCAGAAGAGGTAGCAACAACCGCATTGCTACCACAACGTGTGTTGCGACGTTTCTTGGTCACAATGGCTACTTCTTCTTCCTCGTCCATAGTATATTACGTGGACAAACTATTCTTCCATGACACCCCTCAGTCTAAATATTCTCGTCCTCACATCCTCCGTCTTTCTTGCCATCGTCTTTCTTTTTTTCTTAGATGTCGTCTACAGCCACCGAGACCCCATCTTTACCTACAATATCGCCCTACTCGGACATATCAAAGATTACCCACAAACCACCTCCATGCAACTGTGGGGCTTCTTTGTTCTCGCCTTTATTCATTATCTCTGCTGGCTCGTCGTGTTGTATACCTTCCTATGGACCACCTTTGTACTCAATCAAAAATAATACAAACAAAATAACGAAATAAATCATATACACCCTGTAGGGCTGTTTCATAAACTTGTTATAAACTTGTTATTGAATAATATTATAACCGTTGTTCAAAGGATGAAAGAATCTTAATCTTTCTTCATTATAATGAGTGATTCTAGTAAGAAAAAAAATCGTTCCACTAAACAGTTTTTTTCAAAAGGTGTCACTGCCGTTTTACCCAAACTTAGTCCCAGTCCCAGTACCAAAACAAGAAGAAGAGGACGTAAAAGCAAATCACCTACAACGGCTCAGCCACAGAATCAATGTGGAAAAGACGTGGTCGCAGCTTTTCCGGATGGCACAATTCCAGATAATCGATACAACGGTTGTACACAAATGAAAACAGTCCTGATTCCGAACTCAGTGACTACGATTAACAATAATGCCTTCTATGGATGCATAGGACTGACATCGATAGTCATTCCTGACTCAGTCACTACTATTGGACGTGGAGCCTTCAATGGATGCAGTGGGCTCACATCGATAATCATTCCGAACTCAGTTACGACTATTGAAGACCATGTTTTTGCCAGATGCAGTGGACTGACATCGGTAGTGATTCCCGATTCAGTCACCCGTATTGGACATTTTGTCTTTGCTGGATGCACTGGACTGACATCGGTAGTGATTCCTGATTCTGTCATGAGTATTGGAGACAAAGCTTTTTATTACTGTAAAGGACTCACCTCGATAGTGATTCCTGATTCAGTCACCTATATTGGATTTGCAGCCTTTCATGGATGTATTGGTCTCACCTCTATAGTGATTCCTGATTCAGTCACCTATATTGAAAATGTGGCCTTCGATGGCTGTAATCAACTACAACAAGTGATTGCACCTGCTCGCTTTCATCACTTGTTCCCCGGAGTAGCCAGCTTGACCGAACCTTCTCAGTTTCTATTGAAATGAAAAAAAGTGTCTTCTACCTTCTACCTTTTTAAAACCTGTTTTCAAAAATACCTTACAGGGGATATGATAATTTTTTTGTATGCTATGTATTTGTAAAAAATACAATTAAAACACTTAACAAAATAAATCATATGCGCCCTGTAGGATTGTTTTTGAAATGTTAAAAATTATATTATAGTATTGTATTGTATGATGAAAACACGTAATAGAAGAAAGTCCAGAAGAAAGAGAAAGACAAGAAAACACAATAGATGTGTACAAAAGGGAGGAACTGGACTTAATACTACTGAACCAACAACGATAATAAACGAAGATATAATGAATGATAAGGACAATCTCAAAACTATAATCAACGGAGTCATAGACAATTCAGTCTTTCGTATTGGAGAGAGAGCCTTCATGAATTGTACTCGACTCACATCGATAGTCATTCCTGATTCAGTCACCATGATTGGAAAGGATGCCTTCAGATATTGTAGTGGATTGACATCGATAGTCATTCCCAATACAGTCACAATTATCGGCGAAGGAGCCTTCAACGGATGCAGTGAACTGACATCGATAGTGATTCCTACTTCCGTCACCAGTATTGGAAGGGGAACTTTCTATGAATGCAGTGGCCTGACATCCATAGTGATTCCTGATTCAGTCACTAGCATTGGCGAACAAGCCTTCTATGGATGCAGTGGACTGACAACATTAACGATTCCTGATTCAGTCACTATAATTGGATGGGGAGCCTTTGCTGCATGCAGTGGACTGACTTCGATAGTGATTCCTGATTCTGTCACTAGTATTGAACAGTTTGCTTTCGATTCATGCCATAGTCTCACATCGATAGTGATTCCTGCTTCCGTCACCAGTATCGGAGATTCAGCCTTCCATTCTTGCCATAGTCTCACATCGATAATGATTCCTGATTCTGTCACAAGTATTGAAAGAGAAGCCTTCTCTGGATGCAGTGGACTGACATCGATAATGATTCCTGATTCAGTCACTAGCATTGAAAGAGAAGCCTTCTCTGGATGCAGTGGACTGACATCGATAATGATTCCTGATTCAGTCACTAGCATTGGAGAGGCAGCCTTCTCCGGATGCAGTGGACTCATATCGATAATGATTCCTGAATCCGTGATGAACATTCCACCAAATGCATTTCTTGAATGTAATCAATTGAACCAAGTCATTGCACCTGCTCGATTCCATCATTTGTTCCGTAGAGTAGCCTCCTTGACTGAACCCGTTGCGTATTTATTGAAATGAAAAATTATGTCTTTTTACTTTATTATAATTGTAAAAAACTTGTTATAAACCAAAAATAATATTATAGTATTGTATTGTATGATGAAAACACGTAATAGAAGAAAGTCCAGAAGAAAGAGAAAGACAAGAAAACACAATAGATGTGTACAAAAGGGAGGGACTGTAAGTAATAGTACTGAACCAACGATAATAAACCAAAATACAATGAATAATAAGGACAATCTCAATTCTATAACCAACGGAGTCATAGAAAATTCAGTCACTCATATTGGAGATAGAACCTTCATGGGATGCAATCAACTCATTTCGATAGTCATTCCCAATTCAGTCACCCGTATTGGAGAGGCAGCTTTCTCTGAATGCACTGGACTTACATCGATAGTGATTCCTGATTCAGTCACCAGTATTGGAGCGGCAGCTTTCTCTAAATGCACTGGACTCACATCGATAGTCATTCCTGATTCAGTCACCAGTATTGGAGCGGCAGCTTTCTCTAAATGCACTGGACTCACATCGATAGTGATTCCTGACTCCGTCACCAGCATTAACCAGTTTGCCTTCCGTGAATGCACAGGACTCACATCCATCATGATTCCGAACTCTGTTACAAAAATTGATGATGGTGCTTTTCAACATTGTACTGGACTGACATCTGTCGTCATTCCTGACTCGGTAACTCATATTGAAATGGGAGCCTTCCTTGAATGCAGTGGACTGACATCCATCGTCATTCCTGATTCAGTCACCAGTATTGAAGACGGAGCATTCTCAGAATGCAGTGGACTGACATCCATTGTCATTCCCGATTCAGTCACCAGTATTGGAGTAGAAGTCTTCTATAATTGCATAGGACTGACATCGGTAGTGATTCCGAACTCTGTCACCAGTATTCGAAGACGAGCTTTCTATAATTGCAGCAGACTCACATCGATAGTGATTCCGAACTCTGTCACTAGTATTGGATATTATGCCTTCCGTGGATGCCATGGACTCATCTCGTTGGTGATTCCTCATTCAGTCACCAGTATTGGAGAGGGAGCTTTCTTCAGATGCAGTGGACTGACATCCATCGTCATTCCTGATTCAGTCACTGATATTGGTAATGGAGCCTTTTGTGATTGTAACGTACTCACATCGGTAGTGATTCCTGATTCTGTTATCAGTATTGGAGAGGTAGCATTCGCTAGATGCACCGGACTCATCTCACTTGTCATTCCTGATTCAGTCACCAATATTGGAGAGGGAGCATTTGAAAACTGTAATCTACTAGAACAAGTCATTGCACCTGTTCGCTTCCATCATTTGTTCCCCAGAGTAGTCTCACTGACTGAACCTTTTCAGTTTGTATTGAAATGAAAAATTATGTCTTTTTACTTTATTTCAATTGTAAAAAACTTGTTATAAACCAAAAATAATATTATAGTATTGTATTGTATCATGAAAACACGTAATCGAAGAAAGTCTAGAAAGACAAAGACAAGAAAGCACAATAGAATTGTACAAAAGGGAGGGAGTGGTAATACTACTGGTATTGAATTTGAAATGAAAACTATAGCTAATAATAATAAATCATTTACGGAAATAGACAATCAAACAATGAATGAGAAAAATCTCAAATCTGAAATAAATACCGATGGAATCATAGACAATTCAGTCACTAGTATTAAGAATGATGCCTTCAGTACAATAATAGACAATCAACCAACGAAAGAGAAAAAACTCAAATCTAAAATAAAAACCGATGGAATCATAAACAATTCAGTCACTAGTATTAAAAATGATGCCTTCAGTACGATAATATACAATGATACATTTTATCATCCTAAAAAACTCAAATCTATAACCAAAGGAATCATAGACAATTCAGTCACTAGTATTAAACATTATGCCTTCCAAGGATGCAGTAGACTCACATCGATAGTGATTCCGAACTCTGTCACTAGTATTGGAGCGGCAGCCTTCTATGGATGCAGTGGACTGACATCGATAGTCATTCCTGATACAGTTACGAGTATTAGAGGAGGTACCTTTCATGGATGTAGGGGACTCAAATCAATACTCATTCCCAATTCAGTGACCAGCATTGAACATGATGCCTTCACAAAATGCACTGGACTTACATCAATAAAGATTCCTGATTCAGTCACCGGTATTGGGAATGCAGCCTTCAGGAGATGCAGTGGACTGACATCGATAGTGATTCCTGAATCGGTCACAAGTATTGGAGAGTATGCCTTCGCTGGTTGCATTGGACTGGCATCGATTAAGATTCCTGATTTAGTCACTCGTATTGAAAATGGAGTCTTCTTTGGATGCAGTGGACTGACATCGATAGTGATTCCTGGCTCAGTCACTAGTATTGGAGAGGAAGCCTTGCAATATTGTACTGGATTAAAATCGGTAGTGATTCCTGGTTCCGTCACTCGTATTGAAAAGAGAGTCTTCTTTGGATGCAGTGGACTCACATCCATCGTCATTCCTGACCTAGTCACTAGTATTGAAGAGGGAGCCTTTTCTGGATGCAGTGGACTCACATCCATCGTCATTCCTGGCTCAGTCATCCAGATTGAAGAGGGTGCCTTCTCTCAATGCCTTGGATTGACATCCATCGTCATTCCTGAATCTGTCACTCATATAAGTAAAAATGCATTTCAATTCTGTAATTTCAATAAACTAGAACAAGTTATTGCACCTGCTCGCTTCCGTCACTTGTTTACCATACCGGAACAGATTACGATAATAAACGAAGATATAATGAATAATAATAAGAACGAACTCAAATCTATAACCGAGGGAATCATAGAAAATTCAGTCACTCATATTGAACAGGAAGCTTTCATGGAATGCAGACAACTCAAATCGATAGTCATTCCCAATTCAGTCACTCGTATTGGAGATAGAGCCTTCATGGGATGTACTGGACTCACATCGATAATCATTCCCAATTCAGTCACTCGTATTGGAGATAGTGCCTTCATGAATTGTACTGGACTCACATCGATAATCATTCCCAATTCAGTCACCATTATTTCTCAGAGTGCCTTCGAAGGATGTAGTGGACTGACGTCGATAGTGATTCCTGAATCATTCATTATTATCGGTTATAGAATATTCCAAAGATGCACTGGGTTGACGTCGATAAAGATTCCTGATTCGGTTACCAGTATTGGAAGAAGTGCTTTCAATGGATGCAGCGGACTGACATCCATCGTCATTCCTGACCTAGTCACTAGTATTGGAAGTTATGCCTTCTTCGGATGCCTTAAATTGACATCCATCACGATTCATGATTCTGTCACCCAGATTGAAGAGGGTGCCTTCTCTCGATGCATAGGACTGACATCGATAAAGATTCCTGGTTCCGTCACTCGTATTGAAAAGAGAGTCTTCTTTGGATGCAGTGGACTCACAACCATAGTGATTCCCAACTCAGTCACCAGTATTGGAATGGGAGCCTTTGCTGGATGCAGTGGACTGACATCGATAAAGATTCCTGCTTCCGTCACTCGTATTGAAGAGGGAGCCTTTTCTGGATGCAGTGGACTTATTTCACTTGTGATTCCTGATTCTGTCAATTACATTCATGAAACTGCCTTTGAACTTTGTGACCAACTGAAAAATGTCACTGCACCTGCTCGCTTCTATCATTTGTTGCCCAGAATAATGGTAGGGGACACGAATTTAAAAATACCTCAGAGGAGGTCAAAATTACCCGTATAGAATAATAAAATTATTGTATGTGTTTATTATTCTAAGCTATTTTGGTATGTATTTCTGTGGATACGTTATATAGATTCCGCTTCTTTTGCCATATTTTTTCATGAACAGGGAAGACAATCAAGAGAGACAAGACAATCAAGAGAGACAAGACAAAGAAGAGAGACAAGACAATAAAGAGAGACAAGACAATCAAGAGAGACAAGACAAAGAAGAAAAAAGTGTCTCAATACCGGATGAAGATGTGAAAGAGTACAATCATTTTGTGTGGGAAATTATTGACGAATATTTCCATAGTCATCCCAAGGCGTATGTGCAGCATCATACAGATTCTTACAATCATTTCTTGGATTCCTTTGTGCAGCAGACGTTTCGAGAAAGAAATCCGGTGGTTTTGCAGACGGCTTACAATGAGGAGACGAGGGAGTACAAGCATACAATTCGGTTGTATTTTGGTGGCAAAGAGGGAAACCGTATTTATTTCGGTAAGCCGGTGATTTACGACAAGGACCGTGAGCATTACATGTTTCCGAATGAGGCCCGGCTTCGCAATATGACATATGGCACCAGTTTGCATTATGATTTGGACATTGAGTACGAAGACATTTTTACGAATCCGCAAGAGACTTTGTATCCTGAACCGGCAGAATTAGGCAATGTGGTTCAGGCGACGTTTCAACGAACGCAGCAACAGGCCCAACAGGTGGTGGAAGATTATACGTTGGAACATATGGCAACCACGTTTTCGCAGCCGACACGACAAGAGTTTCGTGAATCGGTGGCGCAGCAAAATGCAACTCTGGACAGATTGGCCGAAACGATTCAGGAACAAGAAGAAACCAAAATGACAGGAGGTACAGGAATCACAGGAAGACGTGTGCAAAAGAGGTCACAGAGGGTGAATCGGGTTTTGCTGGGTCGGTTGCCGATGATGTTGAATTCCAAGTATTGTGTGTTGCACGGATTGCCGAAAGAGATGCGACAAAGTCTAGGCGAATGCAAAAACGAGACAGGTGGATATTTCATCATAGATGGCAAGGAAAAGTGTATTGTATCGCAGGAAAAATTCGCCGACAATGTCTTGTTAGTAAAGAAAGTGGTGGAAGAGCAAGACTTGATTGTTGATGAAGAGGTGGGTCCGGGCCAACCGAAATACAGTCATACTGCCGAAATACGGTCCGTGTCGGAAAACATTTCGAAACCGATTCGCACCTTGCGTATGGGTATCGTGCATCCAACAACCTCTTATGAATTCCGCAACATTGTCGTCGAAGTACCAAATGTGCGTAGTCCTGTCCCATTGTTTGTTTTGTTTCGTGCCTTGGGCGTCTTGTCTGACAAGGCCATAGTGGAAATCTGTTTGTTGGATGTTACGAAATACGATGCTATGGTGGATTGGTTGATGCCTTCGGTACATGATGCCTCGTCGGTGTATACCCAACAGCAGGCAATTCAATTCATTAAATTGTTATTGAAACACAAGACGGAGAAGCAAGTGCACAAAGTATTGATGGACTTTTTGTTTCCGCATGTAGGTGAGACGAATTACCAAGAAAAGGCATTGTTTTTGGGGCATATGGTATTTCGGTTGTTGTCGGTGGCCATGGGATTGGAAGCACCTACTGACCGAGACAATTACAAAAACAAACGTATTGAAACATCGGGAATTTTATTGTCGGAATTGTTTCGACATGCCTTTGTACAAGAACAAAATGCCATTCGGTTGGGCATAGAAACCATTTACAATTACCAACAAGAACTGAATCAAGATTTGGCGGTCCTCATGGCGAACCATTACAAAAAAGTGTTGGCCCCCCATGAATGGGACCAAGCCATTCGTCGTGCTTTTAAAGGTCAATGGGGAGAAGGTCATGAACGCCGTGTGGGTATCGTGCAAGACCTGAATCGTCTGTCGTTTTTGTCAGCACAGTCTCATTTGCGCAAGCTCAATTTGCCATTGGACGCATCGGTAAAATTGGTGGGGCCACGTGTCTTGAACGGCAGTTCTTGGGGTTTTTTGGACCCCATCGATACCCCCGATGGCGCCAATATTGGCCTCCATAAAACCATGTCCACCCCAACCATTGTGTCCCAAGGTATTCCGCGTGACGTCATTATCTCTTGGATACGTTCCCAAGACCAGGTATTTGATATCACACGATTCCCACCAGAAGACCTAGCTCGCATGTGCAAAGTCTTGGTCAATGGATACTGGTGTGCTTCGACACCGGAACCATTGTCCTTGGTTGCCACTTTCAAACAATATCGTCGGCTTGCCTTGGTTCCCTACAGTATTAGTATTCAATTCGACATTCCCTTGCGTACCGTCTTTGTTTTTACAGACGGAGGACGTTTGATGCGACCCATTTTTTATGCCAAAAAAGAATCACAAAAAAATAGTCGCTCACAGCATGGACCTGTTGGCTTGCGTTTTTCCCAAGAGGGTGTGAAAAAGGTGCCTTCTTGGACGCAAATGATGATGGGAACCAATGAGTGGCGTTTGCCCCAATTTAATCCGAACCAAGTGTATTCTGTGCAAGAGGCATACGGAGTTGCAGAGTTAGGCTCGTTGGTGGCCAAGCAGGCGTTGTTGGAATACATTGACCCCAGTGAATCTGAAAATGCGTTGATTTGCATGAATTATTTCCACCCAGACAAGAGCAAGCATGTTCGATGGACTCACTGCGAAATTCACGAATCTCTCTTGTATGGTCTCATGTCTTCTCTGGTTCTTTTTATGGAACACAATCCTGTGGCACGCAATGCCTTTTCCTGTGTGCAATCCAAACAGGCGATTTCCCTTTTTCATTCCAATTATGGCGTTCGATTGGACAAAACGGGTCTGATTCTCAATTATGGTCAAAAACCCTTGGTGAAAACAAGATATTACCAATATATTTGCCAAGAAGAACATCCCTACGGCGAAAATGCCATGGTCGCCATCATGTCTTATACTGGCTACAACGTAGAAGACTCCATTTTGGTATCACGAGGAGCATTGGAACGCGGTCTGTTTCGTACCACCTACTATACCACCTACGAATTGCACGAAGAAGAGGAAATCCGACGGGGCCAAGGGTTGTCGGCAGGGCGAGGCAAAAGTACTTACCCGACCGACCGTATTTTGCGCACGGTGGCGCTCAATGTTTTGAAAGACCCTACAGTGGTGGGTTTGAAACCAGGTTACGACTATTCTCATTTGGACGAACGTGGTTTGGTCAGGGAGGGCACGGTGGTGCACGACAAAATGATTTTAATTGGTATGGCGGCCACGGACAGCAACGAGCCGACATCGAAGCGTGACCAATCCAAGGGTGCGAAAAAGGGACAAATGGGTGTGGTGGACAAGGCGTTTATGACGTCGGATGAAGAGGGTCGCCGCATCATCAAAATCCGGATTCGCGAGGAGCGTCAGCCCCAGATTGGTGACAAATTGGCGGGGCGGGCAGGTCAAAAGGGTACAGTAGGATTGGTGATTGACGAGGCTGACATGCCTTATACGGCGTCGGGTCAGAGGCCCGATTTAATCATCAACCCGCATGCCATTCCGAGTCGTATGACGATTGGTCAATTGGTGGAATGTATTTTGGGCAAGGTTTCGGTGTTGTATGGTGGATTCTCGGATTGCACGGCGTTCAATGTCAGGGGCAACAAGATTGCAGAATACGGGCATCATTTGTCGAATTTGTCGCAGCACGATTTGCAAGAAGAGTTGCGAACCACTGGGTTCCATTCGTCAGGTAATGAAATCATGTACAATGGCTTCACGGGCCAACAATGCGAGGCCGACATCTTTTATGGTCCCATGTATTACATGCGTCTCAAACACATGGTCAAGGACAAAATCAATTACCGCGCCGACGGACCAAACAATGTTTTGACCCGCCAGCCTGTAGGTGGTCGTGCCAACGATGGTGGTCTTCGTATTGGTGAAATGGAGCGCGACAGTGTGGCCAGCCATGGCATGTCTTATTTCTTGAAGGAATCGATGATGGAACGCGCCGACAAGTATTATGTGGCGATTTGCCAAACCACGGGCCAGATTGCGGTATGCAATCCAGACATTTCCTTGTGGCTGAGTCCAGCGGCGGATGGCCCCCTTCAATTTGACCCCTCTTGGGTGTCACAAGCCATGACCAAGGCATATGTAAAGCAAGTATCGCGATTCGGTCGTCTGTATTCCTTGGTGGAAATTCCTTATTCCATGAAGTTGTTGGTGCAGGAAATGATGGCGGCCAATGTTTCCATGCGAATTTTGACAGAAGACTCCCTGCCACAAAAAGAATACTTGGGCTTCCGTACAGACAACATTGCCGCCCTCTCTGGACTTCCAGAACCCATCTCCGCCAAACTCTTTGAAGACATGATACAAAACAAAGCCACCGAAAATAAGAAAAAAATCAAAATACCTCTTCGACAAGTCGCACCCATCGAAAATACCAAATGGGTCGATAATACAGACTACTACACACGACCCTTTGAACATATCGATTCGCCTATACCCTCACCCAACGAACCACCACCCGACTGGAGCCCACCCAAACCTACCTCTCCTACAGTATGGGGTCCACATACACCAGAAGGCTCACCCCCTCCCGACTTGAGTCCACCCAAACCTCCCCCTCCTACAGTATGGGGTCCACATACACCGGAAGGCTCACCTCCCCCGTTTGAAATGTATACACCAAAAGGTACTCCCCCTCCTTTGAATACAAATCCTTCTTTGGGTACACCTCTTTCTTTGAATACAAATCCTTCTTTGAATACAAATCCTTCTTTGGATACAAATCCTCCTTTGGGTACACCTCTTTCTTTGAATACAAATCCTTCTTTAAATACACCTGTTCCTGAACAAAGAGGAGGAGGTCGTGGAGTACAATTTAGCCATGATAAGACGGTATTGGGAAGTGGTTTTGTGGAGCCCTACAGGGGGGATTATGTGATGGTAGGAGATGCTTTTTATTTGCGTGGAGACCAGACAAAGCCCAATCGTATTTGGAAAATCGTCAAAACAGGTGACAAGTTCATGACCATTGAAACAAAAGACAAGCAATTTTTGCCACCGGGACAAGACATTCGCGTCGTCACGGCAGAAGACATTTTGTCAGTCAAGGCACTCCCAGTTGCTCAAGCGTTTTCACAGGCACAAGCATTTCCACAGGAACAAGCATTTTTGCAACCACAAGCTTTGGGAAACCCTACAGGGGGTATTGGATTTATGCCGCAGCAATCTCCTGCCAACAATATTGAAATCCATGTGGTGCAGGGGGATGATAAGTCGCACAATATGAAGCCATTGGGTTTGTCGACAGTGATGGAAGGAGGAGTGACTGAATCGTCAAATAATAATAAATCGTCGGAAGATTCGAAGCATGGAATAAAGATACAAAAATTAGGTATGTAATATTTGAACGCTATTTATGTTTAGCGTTACGTTACTACGTTGTATTTTGTCGATTTAGAACCGACAAAATATGCATATATACTCCATGTTTTCTTGGACGACGCAACCTGCCAAAACAGTCAACAAACGAACCATTGGCTTCACCGACATGAAACACGCTGTGCAAAATAATTACGTCATCTTGAATACTCTTGCAGAAACCCAACAGGGGTGTTTAATCAAGGGTTCTTTGCAGGCTGCCGAAGAAGAGTCTATTATGAACGATTTTCTGGAACACGAAGAAACTGACAAACTCATTGTTGTGTATGGTGCCCACAGTTGTGACGATTCGGTTGACAAAAAAGTGGATGAACTGCATGAAGTAGGTTTTCGCCGGGTGTATGTGTATGTGGGAGGATTGTTTGAGTGGTTACTATTGCAGGATGTGTTTGGTGTCAATGAATTCCCGACGACGACGCGATGCACCGATTTGTTGGTGTTTCAACCGACGCGGCGTAAATTTTAAAAAAAAGTGTAAAAGAAAACAGAGAGTAGAGAAAAATGAAATTTGTAATAAAAATGATGAAATATATATTTCCCAAACCTGTTGGTAGATGGCAACCTCTTGGTAAAATGCAACCTCTTGGTAAAATGCAACCTCTAGGTAGATGGAAAATCGAAACGTGTAATAAGCAAACAAACAACAAAATAGATTTGTCCAACGAAGACCACTGTGGCCCCTGTGGTCAATATGCTTTGGAAAAACTAAAAATCATAGACAAAATAAAGTCACCCTAATTTCATATTTTATGAGATATATTCCGTAAAATATGAATTCTTTTATTGAATGCA